TTCATTACCTGAAGTTCACTGTCTTGGTGTAAGTAAGTTCCTTACAATACAGACGAAGGATCCTGACGTAAGATATAAAGCTGTTACGGCAATTGACAAAATTCGTAAAACACTTCATAGAGATGATCTAGAAGTTCACCTTCTTGGATGTGATGTAGGACCGTCAGAAGTTGCAGTTATCTTTGAAGACTTTGATTTTGTAAGAGGATGTGACACAGCACTCGCATATATTTATGCAGCTGCAGGCGAAGAGATGACTGAAGATTCAAGGAGACCGTCTGGAGAGATTAACTTCTTAAATGGTGGTATCGATTCTGAAGATGATCTTGTAGTAGCTATGAATAACTTTAACAATATTGCAGGAGTTATCAACTTCAGTGATTACACGTGGAATTAAGGAGGAGGATGAATATGTATTACGTAAGTAAGAGAATGGAAATAGCAGGAGCACATCAGTTAAAGCTCCCTTATGAATCAAAGTGTGAGAATCTTCATGGCCATAACTGGATAGTAACCGTGTACTGTAAATCAGAGACTTTAACTGAGTACGGAATGATTGTAGATTTCAAGAAAGTTAAAGATGCTATTCACAGCAGACTTGATCACAGTAATATTAACTTTCAGGTAGCTCCTTTGAATCCTACAGCAGAGAATATGGCTAAGTGGATCTGTGATAGAGTAACAGAAATCTGCGAAGTAGGATACTGCTACAAGGTAACAGTTCAGGAATCAGAAGGCAATACAGCCATCTATGAGGAGGATGGTTATGAGGGTTAATGAAATCTTTTTAAGTATTGATGGTGAAGGAGTCCGTGCTGGACTCCCTACCACCTTCATAAGATTATTTGGATGCAATTTAGTTTGCAGTTATTGTGATACAACATACAGCTGCAATATGAATGAAAAGGGTGCCTCATTCGTAGTCATGTCTATAGAGCAAATACTTGAGAAGTGTGACGAATTAGGCTGTCCAAACATAACAGTTACGGGTGGCGAACCTTTAATTCATGAAAACATCAACGATCTGTTAATGCAGTTAGTAGAGCATAATTACTGGGTCAATGTAGAAACTAACGGAAGTATAATTCCTGTTATACATCATCCGTATCTATTCTACACAATGGACTACAAGACATTATCAAGTGGTATGACACCTAAGATGGATATGAATGCTATGAATGCATTGCTTGATAAAGATGTATTGAAATTCGTTGTGGGTACTAAAGATGATATGCATCAAGCCTTAGAAGTTATAATGGACTTGAAATCGAAACCACAGATATATTTCAGTCCTATATTCGGTAAGATAGAACCGAAAGAGATAGTGCAGTTCTTATTAGATAACAAGCTGTATGCAAGTAAAGTACAGCTGCAGATGCATAAGTTAATTTGGGATCCCAATATGAGAGGAGTGTAGATATGAAAGAGATAGATTCAGAAAAAATTCAGCAGGCCGTAACAATGCTTCTCGAAGCACTCGGTGATGATCCTAATAGAGAAGGTCTAAAAGATACTCCAAAGAGAGTTGCAAAGATGTATCAAGAAGTGTTTGAAGGAATGCGATACACAAACGATGAAATCGCAGAGATGTTCGATAAATGCTTTGAAGATACAACAACCGGTGACTTAGTTGTTATTGACAACATTCCTATATTCAGTTACTGTGAACATCATTTAGCACTTATGTACGATATGACCGTATCAGTTGGATACATTCCTAAAGGAAGAGTGATCGGTTTATCAAAGGTTGCAAGAATTGCAGACATGTGTGCAAAGAGATTACAGCTTCAAGAGCGTATTGGTACAGATATCTATGAGATACTGCAGAAGATTCTCAAGACTGAAGATATCATCGTTGTTATTGAAGGAAGTCACAGCTGCGTAACGGCTAGAGGAATCAAAAAAGTTGGAAGTACAACTAAGACAGCGTGTTGTAAAGGATGGTTTAGAAATAGTGATGCCTTGAGACAAGAGTTTTACAGTCTTATAAACAGCAGTAAGAAGTAAAAACGGAGGAACAACTATGAAAAAGACAGAACAGAATTTGAACTTACTTTACGTATTATTTGTAACGTTTCTTGTAACGGCCAATGCAATGGCATCAAAAGTATTTAATACAGGATTAACACTTCCTGGTGGTGCACCAATCACTTTAACAGTCGGAGCAATTTGTTATCCATTCACATTCTTGATCACAGATATCATTGGAGAGTTGTGGGGTAAGAAAGCATCACAGAAAGCCGTTGTGTACGGTTTCTTATGTCAGATAGTTTCGACACTGTTTATCATTATTGCAAGGTATTTACCTGCAGTAGATGGAGAAGTTCAGAACGCGTACGTAACAATGCTCGGACAGAATTGGGTATTTGTTATTGCAAGTCTGACAGCTTTCTCAGCATCGCAGAGTTGGGATGTATTTATATTCCATAAGATAAGAGATGCATACGTAAAGAAGCGTGGTACGGTAAGAGGCGGTAGATGGATTTGGAATAATGCATCTACAATGACAAGCCAGTTAATTGATAGTGTGATTTATGTAGTAATTGCATTTGGACTTGGCTTTGGATGGTTCTTCAATAAAGAAATGCATCCAACACTAATAGCAATGATCATAGGTCAGTATGTAATTAAATTTGGAATTGCAGCTTTAGATACACCACTCTTCTATCTCTTCACAAACAGAAGTAAACAGGCAGAATAATATGAAGGGCTAGAATTTCTTCTAGCCCTATTTTTATCACTAGAGAGGAAAAACACTATGGCAAGAAGTACTTTAGCAAAACTAATAAAAACAATTGATTTAGAGATTAATAATGCAGAACCTGAGAAGCAATTTTTAGCTGATCTCAAAAGAAGTATTGAGTTAACTGATAAGAAGGATTTCAAAAAAGGAAGTGCTTCTTATAAACCGAGTGGAATGAATTGCATCCGTCAGATGTATTATGTAAGAACAGGACAGGATCCGGACAGCAGCGAAAAAAGATTTCAGTTAATTGGGATCTGTAATAACGGAACAGATACACATGTTAGGATCCAAACTTACATATCTCGTATGCAGGAGAACGGAATAGATTGTGAATATGTAGATGTTGCAGAATATGTAAAATCTAGAGAATTAACTGACATTGAAATAGTGAGTCAGAACGGTATGGAAACGAAGCTGTATCACAAATCACTTCATCTTAGCTTTCTCTGTGACGGAATCATTAAGTACAAAGGTGTTTATTACATACTTGAATTGAAGACAGAGGGATCAAATAAGTTCTGGAGTAGAGATGCAGTTGATCCTTCACATCATAATCAAGCAGCATGTTATTCAACAGCTCTTGGACTTGATAATGTATTATTTGTTTATATAAACCGTGACAGCTATGATATGAAGAGCTTTATGTTTACTGTAACGGGTGATATGAAACAGAATGTCATTGGTGTTATAGATAATTGTGAGACTTTCGTAGAGAGTAATACTGTACCGCCAAAACCTGTAAGCGTAGAGAAAAAGACCTGTGCTTACTGTAATTATAAACAACAGTGTCAGAAAGATGGAGGATGTTAGTTATGAACATGATAATGCCAGCAGATTTTGAAAAGAGAATGAAAGAGATAGCTGAGATTGATGATATTCCTGAACGTCATGTAGAAGCAGATAAGCTACTGATCGAAGTACTTGACTCACTTGGTTACAGTGCAGGAACTGAAATCTATAAGAATATGAAAAGGTGGTACTCATGACGAAAGTTAATCGAGGAAAGCAGTTTGAGCAGAGAGTTAGAGAAGCTTTCGAACGGATCCCTGAAGTCAGTATTGACCGTCTTCATGATCAGACAATGGGATATGCAGGAGGGTCTAACATCTGTGACTTTATTGTATATAAGAAACCTTATGAGTATTACATTGAATGTAAATCAGTTCACGGAAATACACTTCCGTTCAGCAATATAACAGAGACTCAATGGAACGGTCTATTAGAGAAATCAAAAATCAAAGGTGTTGTAGCAGGGATCCTTTGTTGGTGGATAGATCACGATGTAACTTATTTTATTCCCATCGAATTATTAGAGGATGCAAAGCAAGTATGTCAGGCGAAAAGCCTAAACGTATTACATCCTCATATTCATTCTGAATGGATATATATTCCAGGAAAAAAGAAGAGGATCTTTTTCGATTATGATTTTAGTGAATTTTTTGATAGGGCAGGCGGATACAAATTTTAAGGAGGTAATATAATGGCTAAAAACAAAAATAAGAAGAAGGGCAGCGGATATGAATGTTTCCATTGTGGAGCATATTCAGTGTTTTGGAATGGGGATTTTGATTTCTCCGATTATGGATATGAGGGCGAAGGAATCATTCATACCTGCACTTGTGGTAATTGTGGGGCAGAGATAGAATACCGGATTCGTTTAGATAAGGAGGAAGAAGATGGCAATAGTATATAAATGCGATAGGTGCAGTAGACTCTTCGACGTTGAAGAGATTGAAGACGAAGAGTATAGAATATATATATATGGAGATTATGGAGATGATATTAAATCTTTGGATTTATGTTCTTCGTGTCACGAAGATTTTAAGACTTGGCTTAATAGCGTAGATAAAGAAGATGAGGAGGAGGAAGATGGATGAAATAGCAAAGGCGCAGGATGCGGTTGAATTAGATTCTGCAAAGATAGATGAAGTAATCAACTTGATAATCAAACCGTACTGTAAGGATCTTGATAGGTACGTAAGTTTCATAGCTGATTGTCTAAAAGACGGTGAGAAACCTCCTACAACAGCTGAACTGGAAGATTTCTGTCTTAATCTTTCTACCTATATCTATTCAGCAGGAGGTTTGTGTGAGAATCTTGGTGTAAGAGATGACATTGCAAAAGCTTTATATAAAGAGCAGTATCACAGTAGTAGAAGTTCTTTACAGAGAGGAACGGTGGCAGATAAAGACAGTCAAGCTGCATTACTGAGTCAGAATGAGTTGATCGTTTCAATGAGTTACACCCGTGCATACAAACAGATGAAAGCGAAAGTTGAAGCAGCACAGGAATTACTCAGCAGCTGTAAAAAAGTATTATCGCATAGAATTGTTGAGCTGGAATTATCACGAATAGCACCCTAATTCTTGAAAGTTGACACTAAAATGATAGGAGGATCAAACTAATGGGATCAAAACTTGATGAGATAATAAATCGAGTAAATAAAGATGCAAAAGAAAGCATTATAACACAAGGACTACCGGAATACGAATACACTCGTATTCCTTTTACTAGCCCCAGAATGAACTATATAACATACGGTGGAGTTCCTACAGGCAGACTTATAGAGCTGTACGGAGAAGAGGGCGGTGGTAAGACAACAACTGCTCTAGACATCGTAGCTAACTATCAAAAGATGTTTCCAGATAGACAGATCGTATATGTAGATGCAGAAAATACTCTTGATACGGAGTGGGCAAGAAAAATAGGTGTAGATGTTGATAGTATCTACTTAATGCAGCCGAAGACACAGCCTGCAGAAGAAATCTTTCAGACACTATTAGAGATAACGGAAACGGGTGAAGTAGGTTTGTGGGTTTTAGACAGTATTCCATGCCTTGTAAGTAAGGATGATCTTGAAAAAGATTTAACAGATGCTGCAAGAGTAGCAGGCATCTCTGGCATACTTACACGCTTCTTACGAATGGTAGTAGGACCGTGTGCAAAGAATGATTGCACCGGTATCTTTATAAATCAGATACGAGAGAAGTTAAATTCTCCTATTCCAGGTCTTGTAAACACACCTGGAGGAAAAGCATTGAAACACTTCTGTACTATGAGAATGGAATTTAGAAAAGGTAATTACATTGATGAGAACGGAAAAACAATCTCAAGAAGTTCTGGAGAACCGAACAGTCAAGTGATCAATGTTAATATGGTAAAAACAAAATCATGCAGACCGAGCAGACACATTGGTTACTACACTATCAATTATGATACAGGTATTGATTATTTGAGAGACTTATTCGAAATGGCACTCAAATATAGCATCATTAATCAGAGAGGATCCTGGTTTGAGATTGTAGATACGGAAACAGGCGAGGTTCTTAAAGATAAACTGCACGGTCAATCAGAATTACTTGAATTCTTAGAGTCAGACGAAGAAATCGTTAGTAAGATTAACGAATTACTGCAGAATTCTGCGGATTAAAAAAGTGTTGTCTTATGTTTTGAGATTTAGTATGATACTATTGAGGTATGTGATACCTCATGAAACACTATTAACACTCAAAACACTTAGGAGGACACAGTTATGACAATTAGCAGAAGAATGAATTATTTATTGGAGAACGCATTAAGAGAAGCACTTAGAGATCAGCACATAGAAGTCTACTCCCTCAACGATTTTGATCTTGAAGCACCTCAGCATTACGGAGTAAATTGGTGTGCAATGGGTACCAAGCCAGTTGAAGATGCAAAGGTATACGCAAAGTGGTTAGAGCGAGCAGCTGAAATCGCTGAAGCACTTAACAAGCTTGAGATCGTTGTAGATTACCTAGAAGAAACTCATGTTTTAGAAGAGAAGAAAGCAGAGTGGCCTAAGTGGACCGTCAGCTTCATTCACGCAATCGAAACTGCAGATGCAGACATCATTAAGTCAGCAATCGAAAAGACGTACAGAGTATTCTTCGGTAAGGAGGTGTAGATATGGTAAAGTCAAGACATACTCTTAAAGAATTTATGAAAACATATGACGCAGATAAGATTCAATTAGTATTCGGACAGCATTTGATCAACATTGACACCTCTGTAGAAGGATCTGCAGCACTTGTAAGAGCTCTCAATACAGATGCGATGTACAGCTTCATCGAATACATTCCTGAATTCAAATATCTTAGACTTACAAGATAGGAGGTGTCAGCATGTTAGGAAAAAAAGACATTTTGGAATATATGAAAGAAACGAGTCCAGAAGATGCTGCGAACTTACTTTTATTGACAGGCCCAGACGGATTCGATGGCACGGTAACTGAATATCACGCATTAGAGGACGATCTTCTAAATGCTATCAACACATTTCCAGATTATGATGGATCCGATAGACAGTAGTCGAAACACCGCTATGGCGGTGTCTTAGCAGGACGGCAACCTACTAACTGATGATGACAAGCCACTTTATAACACGGAGGAAACACTTATGATCACTATGTTACAGAATTGGAAAGGTTCACTTGAGGTGAACGGTACTCAATTTGATTCAATCGAATCATTTAACGCTTCAAATTTGAATTTATCTGGTGCGATCAGCATAAAACTATATCCGATAGGTTATACACATCAAATAAACGAAAATACGAAGCCAGAACAGCATATTACGGAAACAGAGTCAGAGGAGCTTGTGATCACAGTCAAGAAGTATATGACTCAGCCCGCAGAACCTGGTTTCGATTTTATGGCAACTTGGAATAACAACAATCCTATGCCTCTCCGTACAATGGTCGGTACAAAGGTTAAAGAGACAAGAGGAATGGTTTATATGAAGCTGCACGGTGATATCTTAGCTGAAACCGTCTGCACTTGTATGAAGTGTGGAAAGAAGTTAACAAATCCCGTATCTCAGTACTTCGGAATAGGTCCTGAGTGTGGTGGTCACAATTACGTGCATCCATTCGATACAGATGAAGAACTTCATGCAGCAGTAGATCAGTACCGTGCAAAGCTGCAGAATATCACTTGGGAGGGTTGGATTATTAAATCAGCGATTACATCAGAAGAAATCAGAGGAGGTAGATCATAATGATAGATAGAAGAATTAAGCATACAAACAGAGACATTATTAGATGGGCTAAGTATTACAGAGATAACACGGTGACATTAATGGAGATGGAGGATCTGCTTGATGTTCAGCACAGCACGATATGGTGGTGCTTTCAGAACAGACTTCCTGGACTCAATATAAACTTGTATGATGAAGTCTGCGAAAAGCTTGACTGGAATAAACGCAACAAGCCAATTCACAAGAAGGAAAGGAGATAGTCAAAATGATCTTATTAGAAGTTCTCAGAGTACTTGGACACAGTTTACTTCTCTTCCTTCCATTAACCATTTCAGGTTTAACACTTCTCGGTTATATGGTTGGAGTAAAGATTGGATTATTTGAAAGGGATTAGGATCCGAAAGGAGGTTATTTATGAATACTATTACATTATTGTTATTTGGAATATTGTTTATATGTATGGGTTTTGTATTTGGCTTTGTTGTAGGAAGTATGACAACACTTGATGCAATCAATAAGCCTAAACGAAAGGAGAATAAATGAATAAACCTACACGGTATTACAGTAAGAAGCAGGAAAGAAAGGTTGCAAAAGTAAATAACGGATCCGTAGTAGCTAATAGTGGAGCTACACGGTTCAACAAGGGAGATGTTAAGACTGATCACTTTCTTATTGAGTGTAAGACGAAGACAGATCCTAGCAAATCAATTTCAATCAAGAAAGAGTGGTTAGAGAAGACTCAAGAAGAGATGTTCGCAACACAATCATTATTTAGATGGGCTCTGGCTTTTAATTTCGGTCCAGATGAACCGAATTATTATATCATCGATGAAAGAACGTTCAAAGAGTTTAATAGGATCCTAGACGAGTAGGAGGTGTTATATGGTAGATAAGAAAGATATAGATCTATACATAAAGATGGAGCAGAGGCATGCTAAAGATGTAGAGAATGCTTACAGGTTAGGAAAGTTAGATATTCTTGAAAAACTAAAAAGTGAAATTGACAATATAGAAGAACCTGACAATGATTTTGAAGGCTTTTATTATTTTTATTATTGTCGTAATGAAGTATTAGAAATCATAGATAAGAATATATCAGAACTGAAAGGAGAATAAACAATGAGTGATAAGAATAGAAATAATAAACCTTGTTACAGACCTGTGACAGTAACAATAAAACCAAAAGTATTAGATGTTAGGTGTCTTAAACATCGTGGGATTAAGGAGAATAAACAATGACAGATAAAGAACGAATTGCAAAACTTGAAAAAGAAAATGAGATAATGAAAAAGATTTTGATTTATTTTGTGACGAGAGTTGATTACAGCGGACACATTAAAGATTTTACTAAAAAAGATTCTGTTCAATTAGAAGATTGGATAAGACAGTTAATTTTATAATATAAGGAGAATAAAGAATGACAGGAACAGACAAATTAGGACAGGCAAAACTAATTATAGAAGAATATTATTCAGAAGCAGATTGTGGCATATTCTTTTGTCAAAATATGGTAGGAGACCCTATGAATACTATTTATGAAGATGACGACCTTACCATTGATATTTGCTATTCTTATAGTTATTTTGAAGTCTTCGGTTTAACAGAATATGAGGAAATAGAACTTGAAGAATATTACTACGGTTTGAGAGGGAGATAAACAATGAGCGTTTTTGGTAATCGTGCAAAAGACGATTTAGAAATGGAGATTAGAAATTTTTTAGAAGAAAATACAATAACAGATTTGCTTGAAGTTGTTAAATGGTGTGTTGAAAGTAAAGAAGATGATATGTTATCCGAACTGAAAGGAGAACCAAGAAAGTGATGGAACAATATTTTGCACTTAAATATTATGAAGAAGTGGCAGGCTGGATCATTACAGGTGTATTAGTAGTTGGAATTGTAGTTTTCCCATTTGCTTGGGCAGCGTTTGATGCAATTAAAAAGTGGTGGAGAGGAGATAAGAAATGAGCTTAGTAGGAACTTGGCAAGAAACAAAAGATGGAATACTTGTAGAGGTAACAGAAGAGAAAGATGATCACATTATAGGCACACGGATCCGTTACGAAGAAGCATTACCCGTACGATACGGTGAAGAGATTTCAGTTAAAAGGAGTGATTTAATAGATGACTTTGAACAAGCAAGCACTGATCATATCGATCTTAATCATTATCTTGATGGTTGGGAATCTCGAATGGTTCAACTGTAATAAAGAAAAAGCTGCAGAAATAGATCGGTTAAACGGTGAACGATTAGAACTTGAAGAGTTGTTAAGAGTGTCTGAAGAAGAGAGAGTTGAGAATGAAAAAATCATAGCGAAGCAGTCAGAACAGATCCTCACTCTTACAGATCAGCTTGCTAATACAAGCTATGAACTTCTGCAATATGAATATATAGGCGAGTACACGGTAACAGCTTACTGCTGTGAGAAGTATCCTCACATTTGTGGAGGAGGAAAGACAGCAAGTGGTACGGATCCTATTCCTAATCTCACTTGTGCAGTTACAGACCTAAAGACATTCCCTTATGGGACAATCATTTACATTGAAAATGTCGGAATAAGAATCGTACAAGATACAGGTGGCTTTCATTCAAACAAGATTGATGTAGCCGTAGAAACGCACGAAGAAGCAGTTAGGTGGCAGAACAAGAAACGCAAGGTATGGATAATAAAGGAGAATAAAGAATGAGCAGAACAAAAGGTGCTTTGAATATTGATAAAGCAATACACACATTATTTGAAGATATACCGAATCTGATGTGCGCACACCCATACGGAGAATATGGCAGATACATAACATATTATGCCGAAGAAAGATTATATCTTGTATTTGATTTATGGTATCATGGGTTTTTCCTTGTAGAGGCGGACAGTCCGAAAGATGCAACTAACGAAGTAAACTGTGACCGATTAGCGTACCTGCCAAAAGAGGAAGAAGATTTGCATATAATCAAAGAAACTTTACTCAAACAAGAAGAAGTTGCAGACGATTTAGCAAACTGAAAGGAGTAGAATATGGATAAACCCTTATACAGATTCAGATTAAATACAGAAGACGGATCAATCGAAGTTAAAGAGATTACAGAATATGTGGAGTGGCCGTCCTGCTATCGTTATAGAGGAAGCGGTCAGTACAATTATGCAAGAAAGAAGCATATAGATAAGATGTATTGTAATGGTGTATATTCATTTGATCCGGATCCTGATCATGCAAAAGAGATCATAATTGCAGCCTTATCAGAGAAAGCTGCAGATTTATATGCACAGTACAAGCATATTAACAATCTGTTATATGAATTAAAAGGAGAAGGGAGGGATTAACTGTGTACGAAAGTCCTATAAGTGTAATCAGTCAAATGGTTAATGAACAAATTAGAGAAGTACAAAATCAGGAAGAAAATGCCATAGTAGCTGAAATTTCAAAAAAGATAGGCGTTGATGTTGATAAGACTGAACTTATCAGAGCATTGAGTTATGATAGACATCAATATGAAAAAGGTTATGTAGATGGTAGATGGTTTGGAATACACGAAGTCATGAGTAAAGTGAAACGAATAAGCAATTCACAGGCAATACAGAAAGAAAGATTTGATTATTATGACGAAAAAAGTGTTGCTGAATATAAGGAATTTATAAAAAGACATATATGTGATGAAATAGGTAAATATTTGTATGAAAATAATCTTGTATCATTTGTAGAATTTGAGGGCTTTGATAACACTCTTATCATAAGAGCAGATGTGCAGGTCTACGATGAAAATAAGGAGGACAAAGATGATTGAGTATGATGTTAAGCGTACTGTAAAAATATACTTAGATGCAGACGAAGATCAGAAAGAAAAGCTATTCGATTTCCTTGTAGGTATCTTCAAAAGTACCTGCGATTTAGATGAAGAAGGTACTACACAAGGCAGTTATGTGATCACAATATCACAGATTGGTGTTGAGAAGTGTTATCCAGGTTGTTATACACTACCTAACGGTGATCCTGGTTATCCAGATGAGTATGAAGATAACTTAGACCTATATGATAGCGTTGTAGAAGAATACTTAGAAAAGTATCGAAACACCTTAGAGGATCCCAATGAGTTTAATTATACTGTAGATCAAGATGATGAACGTATATAAAGGAGGAATGTAATATGGCAGAAATTAAAACATGTGAGCAGTACGTATTATTCAAACTTGAAGATTTAGAGTGGCAACACTCCAATCTAGAAGCAGACTATAAAGCATTACAACTTGATTTTGAAGATGTAAAAGCTAAATATGAGCAGCTTGTATCCGTTATAAAGAAGTATGCTGAGTTGAACGGCTTTAACGGAGTTAATGCACAGCTAACTCACTACATCTCATTTTGTGATATAAATGAATACAAGAAAGAAGAGAAAGAAGACTATGTCTTCTTAATGAACTGTCTGCAGCTTACGGATCCGGAGGAGGAGAATGACTAGTACGTATGTGTGTCCGTGCAAAGGTTGTCCTGAAGATAAACGGTATCAGTACTGTCATTCAAAGTGTAAAGATTATCTTGATTGGAAAGATACTGATTCTGCATATAAAGAAGCACTTCATAATCAGAAGAGCGTTGAGTATGGACTGGAATATATGAAACGGCGAAGACGTCGAAAATAAAAAGCGTTTACCGTTGTGACCGTTAGCAGTATAATAAAGATGAGAGCACATGTTTGAGGTGTAAATCATGATTAAAAAATACGGTCCAACAATTAAAAAACTTCAGAGAGCGATCAATGAACGTAGTTCAGATAAGATTTTAGTGAATAAGACTCAGATGTACTCTGAGTCTAGTTCTATTATTACGGAAGTGATCTATGTTAAGAAAGCGATCCGTAATCCAAAAACTGGAAGAAACCGTTATGAAGAACTATTTCACAGTACTTCAGATGTGCAAATAACATTGTTTTTAAGAGATTATTGGTACGAACTTAACGGATGGGAAGTTCCTACGGATAATGAAGAATGGATACAGATAAAGCAGAAATTCCTTGAGAAACAGGAGGCAAAGAAGAATGAATCTAAAAATCGTTCATACAAAAGACGGAAGAACACTGTATAAGGATCTGGATACTGGTCATTGGATTAAAAAAGATCAGGCAGAAGCTGCAAAGCAGTATGAACTTATTTCTCAGCAGGATCACGGTGTTGGAATTAAAGCCTTGATGAATTCAAAAGGTCTTGGACTTCCTCAAGCTAAGAAGTTATGGGATAGCATGTCAGAAGAAGAAAAGCGTAATCTCATTACGACTACAAAAGAGCATGAAGGTTCTATACTTCTTAATTCTCCTATAGCTAAGAAGATTGCGTTTGAAAAATCTCTGCGCGAAGTTTCAGATATTCGTGATACAGAAAAGGATGATCAGATTAAGAAGAGAGAAGCTGAAGCAAAACTTCTTAATCAACCGAAGCCAGAAACTATTGAGAACAAGTATGGTTTTGAAGTTGAAAACAAAGATGATCCGATTCTCTCATTTACTGACAGTCATTGGAAGAAGATGGCAGAGTTAAAGAAGCATGGAAAGTTTTATGATCACGATCTGTATGATGCAGTAAGAGATAAGATAACTGAGATAGTTGATAAGTACGAAGACTTATATAACTACGATTCAGATGCTTGTATCTTACGTGAAAGAATGGACGAATATGGCATCACAGATAGTGAATGGTGGGCTGGATGGCACTTATTAGCAGAGTGGTTAGGTTTGAAAGGTAAAGAGAAATGACACTTAAAGTAGTACATACAAAAGATGGCAGAACTTTATATAAAGACCTCGATACAGGACATTGGGTACCGAAAGACAAAGCGGTTGCATATCTCGAACAGCAGAAAAAGAGTGATCATAATCGTGCCGTAAAGCAGGATGAGGATCTAAAAGCTGAACAGATCCGTAAGCAGCAAGAAGAAGCTAAACGGTTGAACGGTCAGTCTCTTAATGTAGGTGGATTCGAACATAAGTACACAACTACTGCTTCTGATAATAAAAAACCAGTTGCAGAATGGCACAATCCAAAATCAGGATGGACAATTCGTGCTCAGCAGCATGAAGATTTCATAAGCGATTATTCATCAAAGGCCATAAAAAGAGTGACTTATTTAATCAGAGATGAGAACGGTACTCCAATTGTTAAGAAGACTTTTGATGGTGAGAGATTCGAAGATCATCTTAAAGATATGGCAGACACAGCAAATGAGTACTATAAAAGAAGAACGGATCCTGAACCGTACAAAGACATCTTAGGTCCTAAAAAGAAAGTCAATCCTGCAGAAGCACTAATGAAGTGCAATAGAGAAGATACTATAAATCCTCATTATAATGATAAGATTGAAGCGCCTTTAGGCAGTAAATTACGTAAGGCCGAGTATAAAAAGTATCATCACAACTGTGCGTTATGTTCGACAGCAGGAATTCTGCAGGCTCAGGGATATGATGTAGAAGCAATGCCTCGAGATGAGAAATGGAGAGGTCCAAGTACGGTATTTGATATAGATTATTCTAATACTGATAATTTCATATCAAATACAAGTAGATACGGATCCACAGGAAGTGTAAAAGCAATTGAGTCTCATTACGGTGATGGTTATTATATTTTACATGGCGGAAAGAAGATCACAGGCGTACAAGTAATGCCTAAAGGAGCGAAAGCTGTATCAAAAGCTGTAATGGAAAAAGTAAAAGGCTGGGGAGACGGTGCAGTAGGAGAAATGAGCGTGTGGTGGAAGAATACAGGATCAAGACACTCAGTACTTATATTCAATCACAACGGAAACGTATTCATATTTGACGGACAGAGTAATAAGATAAAACCGGACCTAGAAAAGTTCTTCAGCGATACATATGCACAGAGAACATACTTAGTACGATATGATAATGCACCGTTAAAGAAAGATGCAGCAGAGAACCTAAAGAAAATGGTAAAGAAAGTAGATAGATCACTAAATGCATCATTCGAAAGAGCATCTAAAGATATAGATTGGGATAAATTCTAGAAAAGGAGGTAGGAAAAGATGATTACATACGAACAGGCAAAACAAACAGCAAAAGAATTACTATCAGCAGACACAGTACTTGAGTATCCAGACGCATACGTATTTACAAATTCAAAAGCGGTTGGGGATGATCAAGAAGATAATGAACTCGTAATACTAAAACAAAACGGTAATATAATATCCTACTTTGAATACTTATCAAACTCTAAACACTCCCATAATGAAGTACAGGCAAAATTAATAGTATGAGAGGAGTGAGATAGCAAATGGCAAAATGCAAAAATAAGCCAGGAACTATAAATAAAGTAGGTAAGGACGGCCTCACTCCTAAGCAGAGAAAGTTCTGTACGTATTACGTAGAGACAGGTAATGCATCAGAAGCAGCTAGACGTGCAGGATACTCACAGCATACAGCTATGGCAATCGGAAGAGAGAACCTCTCAAAACCTGCGGTGGTCGCAAAAATACGTGAGTTACAGGCTCCTAAGGAGGCTGAAGAAGAGAAACATATAGCGACGTCTCAAGAAGTGATGCAGTTCTTTACAGACATGATGCAAGGAAAGATCAAAGATCAGTTTGGCATCGATGCAAGTAATGCAGATAAGATAAAAGCTGCTCAGGAGATTGCGAAACGAACGGTCGATGTTGATAACAGAGTAGCTGGCAAGGCAGATAGTGTAGTACAGATTAAACTTGATTGGAGGAGACAGTAATGGCAATAGCAAAGGATCCTAAAGTGATCATGAACGAACAGCAGTTAGTTGAAAGACTTACAGTGATAAAGAATAGAAAAACATATTATAAGAATAAGTATCCTGATAACTTATGTTATATACATGCAGATTACAGAACATCAGCAGATTGTGTTAATCTAATCAAAGCAGTATTGAACGGCTATGATGTATATAAGAATCAGATAGGCTATTATCAGAAAGACCTGTCAAATACAGGTGATTGTACGGAAGCAGAATTGCTTTCTCAGTGTACAGACGTATCTCAAGACTTCAAAGCATTAGGATCCCATCCAGAAATCTTATATCAGAAAGGACACGTTGGTGTATATTTAGGACAGAACGTGCAGAATAGATGGAATGTAATTGAATGCACTCCTTCATTTGGTGGAGGTGTTGTATACAGTTGGGTTGATCAGGATGGTACTAGAAGAAGTGAGAACGGTGGAAAACCTATTATAATGAGTAATGGCACATATAATAGATGGACACACCATGGAAGACCTTCTAGATGGGTTAGCGAAAGTTATACTGCATCTAAACCAGTACAAGAAAAGCCTGCAGAACCTCAGGATGAATATCCTGTATTAAAGAAAGGCAGTAAAGGAGAAGCAGTTAAGAAGCTGCAGAAACTCTTAAAAGATCACGGTTGTGATCCTAAAGGTATTGACGGTGACTTTGGCAATAATACGTTAGCTGCATTGAAGAAGTTCCAGGAAAAAGCATTTGTAACTGGTGTAGCAGATGAGAGAACATGGAGAGAGCTGTATAAGTAATGGAACTAAGTATATCGATTAAAGACAGTATAATACCGATGTATGACGAAGTGCTTGAAGATGTTTTAGATCACAGGCACTCTCGTTATATATTTCCAGGAGGAAGAGGAAGTACGAAGTCTTCATTTGTTGGAGGCATCTGTATTCCTCTTCTTGTTGTTTCAAATCCTGATGTACACGCAATCTGTTTCAGAAAGATCGGCAATACGATTCAAACTAGCATATTTCCGCAGGTTGTGTGGGGTATATATCAATTAGGATTAGAGAGTCTTTTCAAAATTCCAAAGAATTACAGTACTCCAATTGAGTATAAACCTACGGGACAGCGAATATATTTCATGGGACTTGATGATCCTAACAAAGTAAAGTCAGTAAAACCTCCATTCGGATATCTCGGAGTTACATGGTTTGAAGAGTTAGATCAATTTGCAGGAGAGAACGAACTTCGTAAAGTAACTCAGTCTACAAAGAGAGGTGGAAAGAAATTCTGGGATTTCAGAACATTTAACCCGCCTATTTCGAAGAATAACTGGGCAAATGAATATGTAGACGATCTTGAGATTAACGGTACAAAAAACACGCTTGTAGTAAGGAATTCGTACTTGGATGTTCCAGAAGAGTGGTTAGGAGAAGAGTTCATTGAAGAAGCAGAAGAACTCAAGGCTAAGAATGAGCGTGCATATATACATGAGTATTTAGGACAGGCAATAGGAACAGGTGGAGATGTATTTCCTAATGCATGCGATCTTGATATGTATTGTGAGAGAACGATACGTGATATCTACGGTAATGAAGTGAGAGCGAAACCATTAGTAGAAACATTCGATGTGATATACAATGGCATGGATGTTGGATTTGCAATGGATCCTACACGTTTAGTACGCTGCTACTTTGATCGTGATCGCTTAGACTTGTATATATTTACAGAATTCAGTACGAAGCATAATCGTAGTGAAGCAATATATAGACAGGTGTACAAAGAGAAGAAGATGTTAAGTGAAAGTGATATGTTAATTTGTGATCCAGGCGGAGGAGGATTGTTTGTAATGGCAGATTTTAAGGCATTTGGAGTATTCTGCAGACCTGCAGATAAAGGACCAGGTTCAGTTGATTACGGTATTAAATGGTTGCAAGGTCTAAATCATATATACATCGATAAACGGCACTGTCCTGAAACGTATAAAGAGTTTACGACGTATGAATACGAACAAGACAAAGATGGTAATTTCATAAGTGCATATCCTGATGAGAATAATCACTCAATTGATGCTGTAAGATATGCAATGCAGAAATATGCAAACAGAAAGGGTAACTAAATGGAAATATTACACGTATGTCCCGCTAAGGTAGCTACAGGAGGAACAGAAAGCATTCATAAGCTAGTTAGTGAGCTGAATAAGGTAGACGGTGTATATGCACGTATTTTGTACGTTGGAGATTACGAAGGCGATCCTCAGCCTGAAGATTATGCGAGATATCACTGTGGATATGTAACAATGTTTCCTGAGTATTTCAGCGGATGTGTGATATTTCCAGAGATATACGGCAATGACGTTATTGATCCTAAGTACGAGAGCTGTATAGTTGCGATTAACTGGGCAGGCGTAGACGTGTATGATTGGAGTGTTCCGAAAGCTAAAAGAGGATTGTACTTAAAGCGTAAAGACTGCATTCATCTAGCTCAGTCAGAATATGCAATGGATCACTTGAGAAAGTTAGGATTGAAAGGGATCAAGATAGAAGACGTATTAAACGAAGACTTCTTCTTTGATAAGTATATTAACATAGCTCGTAATAATCTTGTGCTTTATAACGGTGCAGCGTACAAATTAACACAGTTTCAAAAGATGGTAATGCAGAGATGCAGAACTGAGTATGGAATAAGATTTCAACCACTAAGTGGATTCACACGTCATGAATTAATTGATCTATTCTATCAGTGCAAGTTGTACATAGACTTTGGTGTATTTAGTGGAAGAGAACGGCTTCCGAGAGAAGCAGCTATGTGTGGATGTTGCGTATTAACAAGTAGAACAGGAGCTGCAGGATATCACGAAGACGTTCCAATTCCTGATAAATACAAGTTTACAACGGATCAGGTAGATGAAGCTATGAAGATGATCATACATGTATTAGCTAATTATGATCAGTGTAAGCATGATTTCGATGAGTATAGAACGTCTTTAGTACATGATAGAGACGTACTTCCTGATCAAGTAAAGGAGTTATGCAATGAGATTTTCAATCATAATTCCAGCGTATAATGCTGAGGATCACATACGAAAGACGTTAGACAGCGTAAAAATGCAGACATTCACGGACTATGAATTGATAGTAGTATGTGATTCGTGTACAGATAATACGCGCAAGATTGCGAAAGAGTACGGAGCAATAACGAGAGCTGCTAACTTTCATCATAGCGGATATGCAAGGAATGCAGGATTGGAGTTTGCAAACGGCGATTATATACTGTTTATGGACGATGATGATTGGTACTTGCATGAATACGTACTTGAGATATTAGATGCGAAATTAAAACAAGAGTGTGATCCTGATATACTGTTTTTCGCATTCATATTCAAGAATACAGCGTATGTTAATCCTGAAGGACATAACTATTTGCCTGCATTCTGGAATAAGGTATGGAAGCGGCGATTTATTAATCATATTCGTGTAGAAGGAGCAGATCCTTACGAAGGCGATGTAGAATTTCAGGAAAAAGCATTGAGTGACAATCCTAGAATTGTAGAGTGGAACATGCCACTTTATTACTATAACTATATGAGACCAGGAAGTATGTCAGATAAGAGAGGTAGTTGATATGAGATTTTCAGTAGTAGTGCCTGCATATAATGCAGAAGATCACATTAGAAAGTGCTTAGATAGCATAAAACAGCAGACTTTTAAGGATTACGAGTTAATCGTTGTTTGTGATAGCTGTACGGATAACACACAGAAGATTGCAGAAGAGTACGGAGCGATTACTAAAGCAGTTAATTATCACTGTGACGGTCCAACACGTAGTGAAGGTATCAATATGGCAAAAGGAGAATATGTGCTATTCTTAGATGATGACGATTGGTGGCTTCATGAATACGTATTAACACAGTTAGATAAGAAGCTAAGAGAAGAGATGGATCCTGACGTATTATGCTTCTCATTCATCTTTAGACACTGGAAGTATGCAGATCCTCACGGTCTTCAAGGGAGGCGCTGGATAGCTGTATGGAATAAGTGTTGGAAGAGAGCTTTCATAGGAAGTACACGTTTTCCTAATAGACAATTCTCAAGTGATCAACCTTTCAATAATGCAATGGTTGCGAAAGGTGGACGGTGGGTAGACTGGGATATGCCTATGTACTATTACGATTATAAGAGAAAAGGATCACAAACACAGAGAGCAGAAGGCGATGAGATTCCTGAATGGATAGTTGCAGATAGAGGATATTGATATGAAGTACTTAATTCACGCGTATTCTAAACGTATTTGGTATGTAGAGCAGTATTTAATACCTTCAATGCTGAAACAAGGTGTTAGAAACGAAAATATAAGCGTATACAACGATGATAAAGGCGAAGGCAATCTTCGTGCATGCTTAAATGCATTCTCATCAGTGGACGATAATGACCAGAGTACGTGGCATTTGCAGGACGATGTGATCATCTGTAAGAATTTCAAAGAGATGACTGAACGGTATAATACAGGATTAGCTGCAGGATTCAGTAGTTATTACGATGATGAGAAGCA